TACTTTATGATATTTCCTAAGCAAAACCCTTCCCCATGACCTGCATCGAATATAAACTCCGTTGATTGTATCTTTTCCATACTATAATGCTCTTGATAAGTGCCAATAATATGGTTTCTTAACATATTTAATGCTGTTTCTTCGTTAAATTTATCTTTCATTCTTTTTCAGTTGTAAAAAAGCAGACCTGTACCAATCTGCCTGTTTTCTTATCATGCCCCCAACCTGCGTTGAATGGAGCATGCCAATATGCTGCTGGGTACACTACTAATCTATTGTATATGTTCCCAACATAAGTGTGCATTTCAAAAGTAGAACTTTCGGTTTGTTCCCAAAATCCTTTAAAAGATTCTGCACTTATCCTTAAATCGTCTCTGCGTTCTACGGACTTCTTTTCTTTGTCTCTAAAAAGACCAGTACCATGTGTTACTGGAGCGTTGGGAGTAAGATATAATACACTTGCCCATGCCTCTCCATCTAAGTCATTAGTTACCTTTTCAGTTTGTTTAGCGACATCATGATGTACCCAGTTTATATAATTTTTTGTTTCTAGTCCCAAAGTAAAGGCAGTATTACTATTCTTTTTTGGAAAGTGTATAATTTTCCTATTTAAGATTTTTTCTAATCTGTTCTTTACATATATAAAGTTTTCATTAGAAAAGGTACTTACTGTTCTTTGACCTGGAAACATAACCTTTTTACCCTTTACTCCAGGAAAGAAGAATTGATTGAGAGCTTTCTCTCTTATCTCCTCTGGGTTAGGATAAAAATTGTCCTGAATTACAATCATTTTTGTAATTCATCTAGTACATCTAATCCACCTTCAATTTTTGCAAGGTATTCTTTTTTGTCTGCTAATTGTTTCTCTAATAATCCTACTTCAGCACTAACTTTTTCATGCTGTGTAGTTAGATTTTTACGAAGCATATCTCCATGTGCCATAGTTTCCACTGGCTCTTTTGTTATGCCTAGTAATGTTTCAAGAGGTATGTCTTTTGCCATGTAATCTTACTCCTTGTCCTAGATGTGTTTCTGTGCCGTCAGACTTTCTTACTATAAGTTGTCTGCGTAAGTTTAGAAACTCCATTCTTGATTTTAAATATTCTTCTAGTGCCGTGCTTTGTAAGTTACTTGGCACAAAGAATGTGTATACTCCTGATTGTATCTTTTTCATTTTCTTGTAATTCTTTGGTCATACCATGCGAGACCATCATCCCACCAATCTGGGGTGTCTCGGTGTGACCACTTGGCAAATGTCGCTTTGTCAGTATGGTAGTATAAACGATAACTACCGACAACATCATCTTCGTCTTTCAACTCATCTGGCATTGCCATACCAAAAGGTGTTTGCCCCAAACGAGGCATATTCTTTGGCTCGGGTAGTTTATTTACTACTTCCATAACTGACTTATGCAACTTACCGTAACGATAATAATACTCATCATTGAGTGCATTTGCATAGCAGTGCACCCACTCAAAGTTATCAAGGCTAGACCTCGTCCATATCGTGCAAGGATGATTGTACATCATTGGTAAATATGGAGTCAATGGTCTCTCCTCTAGTGGCAAATGTTTAATCTTTGCCTTTTCTTCATTAAGAACTTTGCTTTCTTCTTTGTTTAATGCACGAGGCACAAAACCAAGAACTTCGTCTACCCACACCGCTGTACATAATAGTTGTGCTGCCTCAAGAGGCATTTTAACTATGTGTTTGTCCACATGGTACTGTGCAGACTTGTCTAAGTCCTCGTCTAAGTAAAATAAGTTCATCTAATCCAACATTTATATTTTGGACACTCTCCATACTCATCTAGGGGTTCGCAACATATGTGGCACTCTTGTTCTTCCTTGTCTTTAGGAAGTAACTGCACACTAAACATAGCACACCCACTTGTTGGGTTGCGAGAGTTGTCTTGTTCTTCTCTGAATTTTTCCATAATATATATTATACAGAAATTTTCATCTGTTGTCAAGAACTATTTTTATTTGCCTCCAAAGGCTTTACCCGCCTCAGATATACCAAATGCTCCTAAGGTTACTATAACAAAAGAAGTATAAATGGTATCGGATATGACTAAGTCCTGTCCCATGAACGCTGTGACTAGGTCACAGATTCCGAATACAGTCATCAAAAAGAATGAAATAAATCCAATGATTGCTTTTTCATTTATATCATTGTGGTCTAGGAATAAATCCATAAACTTACGCTTACCAGGCTTCATACGAGCTCGGTCTTCTTTCATCTTCTCAATCAAGTCTTCCGCTGCGTCGAGTTTATCGACTAACTTCATATACTTGTCTAAGTCTATTTGAACTTCATTTCTACTGTTATCACTCTCAATTGTTGCCATAGTTTTCTCCTATGGTTTCCAATCATACCACTCCCTTCTACGATAAGGTTTTCCAGGCTTTGCTTCCTGAAAATGAAAAGAGATAGATATTCTTGGACTTAGAGTATCAACTCTATGAAATTTCCCTTTCGGGATATAAAGTAAATCACCATCATCTAGTTCTACAACTTCTTCTAGTGTAGCCTCTTTCAATCTATCATGACCAAGGTCTTTACTAAACTCTTTGTAAATGTACCAGCGTATCTTACCTGATACATGAAACAAAAAATTATCTGTTGAATCTGCGTGTATAGGAAAACAGTGTGCGTCTTTACGCTTACTGCAATATATGTTTGCTTGTCCTATGCCGTATACTTTTTCAAAGTGTTGGCACTGTCTCCACATATTTCCATTCAAAAACTCACTTATTGTAAGTATGAAACTACACCCTTGATTCCAATAATCTAAAATTTGTTCTCTACTATATCTTTCTTCTGATTTTTTCTTACACCATTTATTACCGTCTGGTAA